AATCTCCTTAACGTTCATGCCAATACCGCTTGCTCTCCACACGAATGCGCAAGCGATCAGTATTATCCGTGCCCATTGAGTCAAAGAAATCCACGCAGTAGATATTGCCCACAGATCCACGCTGCTCGGCCGACCACGGAGAAGAATTCGTGCCCGGAGCCTCACCCTCCATATCGTCACCAATCTCATCATCATCATAAACAAGTCGCTTCTTAACAGAGTGCCAACGACGCTGTTCCGTCTCATAACCAGTGTCATTGCGTGGAAGAAGAGTCATCTTCCGATCCGACATCACCCGGACTCGGTGATTATCAACGGGAGCCGTCATGGGATCCGCCCAGTCAATTCCCTTGGTGCCCGAGAACAACTCGTCGATCATATCGAAATCACCTCCGGTGGTGGGGATCCCGTTCGGCTGAATGTTGCGCATGTAGCCCTGGACACCATTCCCGGGAAGAGACGAAAACTCGAATTGCTCATAAGAACTGAAAACGATGCGCCGCCAGATAAATGCCGAGCCGCCAGTAATATGGAACCGCCAGATGTCCTTCCAGCCGACAAAATAGATTTCCTTGTTTTGGCGAACCATATCGTCCGCCCCATTCGTGCGCCTCATATACGTCATGCAGGCAGCAATGAACTGGGGGTCGTCGGCAGCCCCAATGCCAATCTCCAGCTGAACCGTGCCAGCCGTGTCCGTGCCAAGGCCGGACAACATGGTATCCTGTTTTTTACGTGACGCGACCTGCAGAATCCTGCGCCTCGTCACACGCATTGGTGCCCGACGGTAAGCAGACCGCCTCTTGAAAGAGCGGGACGCATAGCTGCGCCTCCGGTAATTGCGCCGGAACCGGTTAAACCGGTAATTGCGGGAGGGCCGAGAACGAAAAGCAAGTTTCTTGTAATACGGCATAGTTGCCGAGAAAAGAGAGGAGCCAGCCGTCTATAAGTAGGCAGCAGGTGCCCGGCTGGCTGAGAGGGCTATAACATTAAAAGAGAGCCCTCTCAGCCTGTCACCACGTGATGCCCCGCGCGCAAAATGGCTTCCGCATCAACAACCGATATCTTTTGCTTACCTATCCACAAGTCGGACCTGAGTTCGATTGGGATCGAGTTCGCCGACTGCTACATGACCTTGGCGCTCGAACACGGATTGGCCGAGAGTCACACCAAGATGGAGGCATTCATTACCACGTGTTTGTGGACTTCGGGTCTCCCTTCTCCACAAGAGATTGTCGCCGGTTCGACATTGGCGACGCTCACCCAAATATCGTCGCAGTTCGAACAACACCTCACCGAAGCTGGCAATACGTCGGAAAGGATGGGGATGTGGTATACGATGACACAGGAAGAGAGGACGCTGGGGGAGTGGCTAAAAGAAGCCGGGACGATGTCTGGGCAGATATCCTATCTGCATCAACTAAAGACGAATTTTTTGAAAAAGGCCAGGAGCTGGCTCCGAGAGAATTCGTCACGTCTTTTTCTTCAGTCCAGCTGTTCGCCGACTGGAAGTACCGACCGACACGGGAACCCTATCGAAATCCACGAGGACTCGACTGCGACATTTCCGAATTCCCAAGTCTCGAGGAATGGTTACGGGGGAGCATACAAGAAACGACGCATACTGGGAGAAGGTACGTTGACCTAGTTCTCGGTCATTGAGAGGAACAGGCCCCTCCTTCGGAGGGGCAGGGGCCCCCACCCCTGCGCTACCCCCGCCTTCCACCTCCCAAGGAGAGAACGAAGTGTCGCGTCCGCGCGATTCCATAACTCTGCTAATGGGTTAAAGACAGTCTCTAATACTGTGGGGTCCAACACGGACGGGGAAGACACTATGGGCGAGGTCACTAGGCCACCACTCCTACTTCGCCGGAATGTTCAACCTGGAGGCCTACGACGATACATGCACCTACGCAATATTCGACGATATCCTGGGTGGGCTGAGCAGCTTCAGCACCTACAAGCAATGGCTGGGGAGTCAAATGGAATTCACAGTCTCTGACAAATACAAAAAGAAGAAGAGGCTTGACTGGCTTGGACGGCCAACAATTTGGATCAGCAACGACAACCCCGAAAACGCCAATGTCGATCAAGAGTGGTTAAAAGGAAACTGCACCATCGTGTACATAGACAAAGTGATAGCCAGTGTAATAGACTGGGAAGAATCTCCTTAACGTTCATGCCAATACCGCTTGCTCTCCACACGAATGCGCAAGCGATCAGTATTATCCGTGCCCATTGAGTCAAAGAAATCCACGCAGT